CGTGTTAAAAGTGCTTCAAAGGGGATGACGCATAGGTTGAGAAAGAGGGATGGAGTGTTCGTCCATGTACATTTTCATCGTAACGTAGTCGGGGGGAGCGTAGTCAGGATCAGCGGTAAAGTGAGCATTGTTCCATTTTGGTTGGTAACCAAGAGGACCATGGTAGTAGGAGATGACTGATTTGATTTCAAACATGGATGGGAAGTGATCCAGTGGAATCAAGTGTTCAGTTTCTTCTAGCTCAAGGAGCTTGAGGATCCAAACGCGAGAGTTTCGGATAGACGCTGCTGTATTGTCGGCGACGGGGAGGTACATTTTGTATACCTGGTGGCAAAATTCATGGAAAGTGCGATCTTGGGCACAAGATGCATAGGCAATTCCAATTGCGCGGGCGGACATGAACTGCGGTTTGAGACCGTGTTCGGGGAAACAGAGCTGAGCGACAAGTTTGTCGATCGGGCGACGTGGATTTCCGAAATTACATTTGTAGGACAAAGTTTCGATTCGGGAACGGAGCTTGGTAATGACAGATTTCGTTTTTGAAAGGTGCATATTCCATCGCTTGAGGGCGTAGGATTCAAGGAACGTTATGAAGGCGTCGAGTCGTGAGAGGGGCCAGTGGCTGAAGATAGAGTTGTCATCGCCCATTATAAATAGGAGAAGATCTTTGATTTCTTCATCAGTGCATCCAAATTCAATTAAACCATCGATAATTAGAAATAAATTTCCAAATGAGTCGAGGAACTGAGTAAGGTACAGTCCAGAAGGAACTCCGGCGAATAATCGTCGAAAAGCGAATCCATCTGCTGACAGAAAAACCATGTTGAAATACCAGTTCATGAGGAACGTGAGAAGATTGAACATTTTATTGAACATTTTCTCTGAGGACATTTCAGGGTAAGATGGGTATTCAGCGGTTGGTGCATAGCCGTGTGAAATAATGATAAGAGAGGGAAGGTAATACATAAAGAAGATGTAAACGATGACGAAAGGGAGTCGTTGATCGTAACCAGACCAGTCAATGGTGGCAAAGGATGTGTATTGTTGAGCAAGAGAGTCAAGAAAGACGTTGGAGCCTCTGATGGTTTCGAGTCCATACATAATACAACATGAGGGTTTGCGAGCTTGGACAGTCGCGGGAAAGGTCAACATAACTTCGGCGTCGATGAAATTGTCATCAACAGCGTAGACGGGTCGTACTTTGAGAGTACCATCGCGTCGCGAGATGTGATTGCGAGTGAAGAGCATAGTTGGATAGGAGAGGAAGAAGTGAGATAGCTTATCATCAATGTCTTGTTGAGTAAGAGAGTGAGTTGAAAAGGGATAGCCATATTGTTTAATATTATGGATAAGAGTTCGACCTTCGTATTTGGTGGCATTATAGAAATAACCTTTGGAGGTTGGTTTCGTGGCATATGTCTCTGGGTGAGAGAAGTGGGCATAGGCGCGTCGAGAGTAGGAGTGGCGGTTGTGGTAGCCAGTGCCTGTGACGAGCGGGAGTTTGCAGTATTGAGTGTCGACATAGTGAAGAGGCAGATAAGGAGTGATGTTCATGAAATGATCTACGAGTGTGAGGATGCGGGTGCGTCGTTCTGGTGTAGGTTCATCGGAAGGGATTTGCTCTTTATTGAAGTCACGGAAAGTGGCGTCAGTTGTGCCTGCGGGTCGGCAGTAGGTAGTGACGGCTTCCATATATTGGGGAAAGGATCGGTAGATCAGAGCAATCAATTGTTGGTCGATTGGTGGGCCAAAGTCGATATCACCAGGAAGGTAAGATTCAAATTCATCTGTTACACCATCAGGGTTGAGCTGTTTTGATGTTTCGGGATTAGGACGGATGACATTGCCGGGGTGGAAGTAGTAAGGAACAATTTCGATTCCAGGAGCGGGAAGACGGTTGTCTGGGTATGGCTTATGGGATAGATAAGGGGCGTAGAACTGAAACGGGCGATTGCGGATAGCGTTGCGTTGCATAAGGGTGAGGACATATTGGTCGACGTCATTAGGCTGGATAGCGGAGCGGTTGGCGGAGGCAAGTTCTGTGAAGAAGCGAGCATTGTCGGTAGTTTGTAGGGTGTTAAACACTTGTTCAAGGGATACATTCGGGCGGTTGTAGTGTTTCCATTCGAAAAGACGAGTTTTGTAGAATTCGGAAAAGTAGTCACGGACAGAGTTAAAGGCTGTCGAGAGTGTAGCAAACATTGCGGGATAGAAGTTCAGGTTCGGGGGTCTGATAAGATTTCAGGGTCGCGGAGGATCGGGC